CTTAATGCTGACGGTGCCGTCGCGGTGGTCGGTGATGTCGCCAGCAAGGCTGTACTCGCTGTTGTCGTACTCGTTGACGACCTCTTTGGTCTCGCCCGTGGGCTGGCCCTGCTCGTCCAGCACGTCCTGCGTCTCGCGCTGCACAATGCTCCACGGGGTATTGTCGGGCAACAGTGCCACTACGGCGTCGTAGGACATGGTCAGATAGATGGTTTTGGTATCACGGCCGTTCCAGTTGCGGTCAACAAGGTTGCCGTTGACCGTAGCGGGATATTCCGTGTTGTTGACTTTTACGTAGATACTCATATGTGCTCCTTTCTATTGCTGCACAGCGTTCGCTTGCAGCCATGTTAAGAGGTCTCCCGTAGGCGGCTCACTGAATGTGATGGTGCGGTAAGCGTTATTCACCCAGCCTTTTGTGGAATAATACACATCGGTTGACCCGATGGCCCTCTGACTGTACCCGATGGCATAAAGGCCCGCGCTCGGATAGTACCCCATAGTAATGACGTAGCATTCTTGCGTGCTGGATATTGCCTCGCAAATAAAGTCTGCGTTCCAGCTTACCTGCGAATATGGGATATCGGGCTTTTCGTTGATAACCCACGTCTTTCCGATTGTCTCCTCAAATGTGATGTCATACCCTGTCCCGCCGATGAGCGTCCTGCCCTTGAGGATATTGTACACCGTGCCGTTGACGAGGCACTTCCCACCCTTAATTTCATAGGCTGTGCCATTGACGAGGGTCTTGTGTGTAGCGGGAGGGGGTGGCGTGACATTGCCGGAGCTGTCGACTTCCATGTCGGGCGGAAGAATGAGCGCGGGGCGGATGCCAGTTGAGTTGGATGCTTTGTTGGCCTCGCAGACGCCGTCGTAGTTGACGAGCCACACCAAGCTGGTGCTGTAGGTGACCGGGGAGCGGAGCCCCCAGTGGTCGGCCGAGCCGTTCAGTTTCGCAATACGCTTGTTGTTGGCGGACGTGTCGGTTCCAGATTCAAAGTAGGACAGCTTCGCACCATCTTGCGGGAAGTAGGGGTTATCGCTGGTCGTGAAGCCAATCTCGTAGCCGGACAGCAGGAAAATCTTGCAGAGCAAGCCGTTAGCACCACTCTGATCCGAGCCACTGGAACCGCCGTTCTTGCGATACGGAATCTTCACCTGCTTGATTGCGTCCCTGATGTTGCTCTCAAACGCGTTCAAGAGCGTGCTGTTCAGTATGCTGTGGATGGTGCTGTTCTCCAGATTGTTCACATCCGAGCTGTGCCATCGTGTGGCCTCGAAGATGTCCTTCATCAGCAACCAAGTGCCGTCGCAGGATTCGTCGTACAGAGAACTCGGTTTGCCCTGATGGACGACGATAAACTCTTTCGCTGCACCGTTGACGTTCAGTTTGACGATACTGCCGACGGCTTTGGTGCCGAGTTTTGCACTTGCCATCTCAGCGCCTCCTTATTGAAAGTACCAGTTGATAGCGTAGTTCTCGGTGGGCGTGGTCTCCGATGCAACCAGCGTCTGCTTGGTGATGTTGCCGCTTGCGATATAGTCGCTGCCGCGCGTTGCCGCCGCCAGCCCGCCCGAGCCGTTGCCCTTGAGGATGTTAGTCGTGGATGGGACAGTCGGAACACTGATTGTGACCGCGCCCGTCTTACCGTTGACCGACGTGACCGGCGCACTCTGCAAAGCGCTGTCAGCTTTGCCTAAACTCGTCTGCACGTCGCTTGCAAGGTCGGATTTGGCGACCGTGCTCTTAAAGGCCAGACTGCCGAGGTCGGCGAACCACTTTGCGATTTTGCCAAACAGCACGGAGAGCTTTTCGCCCGTAGCGATGTTTGCGCGGGCGGTCGCCGCCGTGAATGCCGCCGTGACGTTGCTACCGTTGCCGGTCTTGTCCAGCTTGCCGGAAATGTCCTGATGCTGCGTCAGATAGCCACTGTCATTGGTAAGTTGAGAGGTCTTTGTGGGGATTTTGGCGCGGATGTCGGGGTGCGCTGTCTTGTCCTCGTTGTGCGCCTTGATTTGCGCGGATACGTCCGGCGTGGGGATTTTACCAATAGCGTCATCCACATACTTGTACACATCCGTCCGCTTGCCCTGCGGGTCGTACACGCTTGCAAGCATATCGCCAGCGCCTTGACCGTTCGCGCCGTTGTAGACCTCAAAGTCAAACGTCGTCCCGTCCGTCAGGGTGATGGTATAGACGTCGCTCGTGCCGGGGGCGTGTGTGCCGCTCTTGAGCGCGATGTCGGAAATGCCGTTGCCGGTTGCACCCTGCGGGCCGGGAGCGCCAGTGTCACCGCGCGGCAAGCCAAAGACGAGCTTATAAACGTTGTCCACGAGGGACTTGCTCACCGTGGCGGGCTTGCCCGTCTCAAGCGTCACCGCATCGACGATCATGTTGACGATGGCGTCGCGCGCCGCTTGTGCATCGGTCTTTGCTGTCTCCGCCGCAGACTTGGCGGAAGCAGCGTCCTCGGCGCTCTGAGCGGTCTGTGCGGCTTTCTGCCCCGCAGCGGTCGAACTACCCGCCGCCGCGTCCTTTGCGCTCTCAGCGGCTTCCTGTGCCGATTCCGCTGCCGTCTTGGCGGCCTGTGCGCCGGTCTGCGCACTCTCCGCCGCTTTCTGCGCATTGGCCGCAGCGGTCTGTGCATCCTTTGCCACCGTCTCTGACTTTGCCGCATTGGTTGCCGCCGTCTGCGCGGCCTGCACCTTCTCGTCAACGCCGGTCGCAGATGCAGCGGCAGCAGCCGCAGAAGATGCCGCCGCCTTTGCGGACGCATCTGCCGCAGCAACCTTGTCGTCGATGCCCTGTGCAGCGCCCGCGGCCTTTTCAGCCGATGCAGCCGCCGCATCAGCCGATGCCTTGGCGCTGTCAGCGTATTCCTTTACGCCCTGCACCTCTGCCGCGACGGAATCCTTGGCATACTGCACGACCTGACTGCCTTTCAGCTTTTTTGCCTCGCCGCCCTGCTCAAGCACAAAAAGGTCTTCGCCCGTGATCTGTGTTGCTTGGGTGAGGTCAGAAATTGCTTTATCAGCCATCGGTTACCTCGCTTTCCTTTTCGGGCTTCGTCTTGCCCTCTTTGGCGGGCGGCTCTGCGGGGACGTGCGCCGCCTGCTGGTCAAGCCGCTCGAGGATCGCATATGCCTGCCTTAGCTCTCCCTTGACCTTTGCCATCTTCTCCGCGTCGTTCGCGGAGATCATCACTGAGGACAGCGTATTAAATGCGCTGTCAAGGATCTGCATTGCCTGCTTTTTCATAGTTCCTCCTTATCCCGACTCCCACCAAGAGTCGGTGTAGATTTCTGCGTTGTAGGGTCTCCACGTGTCCGTGTAGATGTACGGCGTATACGCTCGCCACATATCCGTGTAGATGTACACCGCGCCGCCCGTAGTGCCGCCCTCTGTGGTAAACGATCCGCTGTCGGAATAGCTGGTCTCCACCCATTGATTGAGGTTGGTGTCCCAATAGCAGAGCACTGCCTCCCAATCGTAGGTTTTGCCGGGGGTAAGTCCGTCGAACGAATCCGTAAACGTGTTGTTCGCGCCGGAATCCTCGTTCGAGGTCAAGTAATACCCGTAGCCCAGAATGCCGGTCACGTAGATCGCACGCGCTCGATTATGGTAGCTGTCTCCGTAAAACGTGCCGTTGAGAACGGCTGTCGTCGACCCCGTCGCCGTAACGCTGACGCTAAAACTTGCCATGCGTCACCTCACTGACGGAGGAAAAACAGTTTTCCCCAGCTACCGGCCGGTAAGCTATTTCCGTACATCTGGCTGCCGATATACAACTCGCCGCCGCCGAGCGACACAATGTTGTTGGACAGCGTGATAAATCCACCGTAGGGACCGCTGGCTTTTAGGTATACGTTAGTCGCCGATTCCAGCTTGATACCGCCATAGAGGGTTTTAATGCCGATACCATAGTCAACGTTCGTCTCGACGAGCGAAAGTTCGCCCACTTTGGTATTGCTGTTTGCCAGGAGTTCCACCGTCTGGCCGCGCAACTTCTGCGCTGTGATAGAAGTGCTGTCAATGTACGTCGCGATTGCATTGTCGACCTCGCTTGCGCTCAGGCCCGCGTTGTTGTCGACGTAGGTCTTCGTAGCATAATTCGAGCCGTCCTTGAGATCGCCGACGCGGATGCTGCCGGTCTGGATTTGGTCGGCTGTCAGCGTACCCTTGATATTCGCCGCATCGACGTACAGATTATCCGTCTTGATGCTGCTGCCGTTGATCTTGGTCGTGCCGCTCGCGTCCGTCACCGTCAGGCCGTCCAGCGTGGTTTTGACCTCAGTGTACTTGCCGTCGATTCCCTCGACTTTGAGCATGATCTCCTCGCTGGTCTTGGTAATAGTCGAGCGTGTTTCGGCAATCTTGCGATTAAATTCCTGCGAGATGTACCCCTCGGACGGATATTCGTCTTCCATCTCTGCTTCTCCGGGGGAAGAAATACCCGCGTATCCGCGCCCATCATCAGAGAGTTTAGACATCGGCGAATAAATGCCACCAACCGTCACGCCGTCGCCCAGCTCTGCCGCTGGATCGATGTTTGCTGCGCCTGCTTCGTACGCCTGATACTGGTAGCCTTTCATGGTTTGCAGTAAAGCATTTACCATTGGCTGCGTGGCGTGAGGGCAACTTGCAATGACCTCCATTCCGGTATCGTCGCCCGCCGTCAGGCTATTTTCGTCGTCCACAAGCAGCGTCACACGGGAGATAGGCTTATACTTGCCATTGTCGGCAAAGCTTGTAATGTCGCCGCCGACGTAATATTTATCAGACAAGAATCCTCACCCCTCCAAACGTGATAGCGCTGCCCGCTTCTGTAATGAGATAGTTTGTCTCGCTCGGCATGGACAACAACGGAATAAGTAACAGTTTCCCTGCATCGGTAATAATCCAGTTCCCGCCGTGCGCCGCAGCGATAAAGCATAGCTCGTTGCGGATGGTGTAATCATTTGCGGGATAGTCGATGGTATACGAGCTGTTGAGCACTGTGCGTCTGTCCAGTTCCACGCCCATCAACTGGCAAAAGATGTTTACAGCGTCAGGCATAGTCATCGGGAAGTTAAGCGACTGGTCTGGCTCCCACACAACGTCAGCCTTTCTCATAGCGTCGTATGCTTCAATTTCCCAATAATCTCCATCGCAGGAACGGCGGTTGGTAAAAAACACACCTTTGGGGATCCAGTCTGTCGCCTGACTGCCATTAACAAGCCTGAGATACCGCTTGATCGTCGCGGCGCGCGGTACGTTGTCTGCATACAGCGCCAGTTTTAATGTTGCGCAGCAGGCGTTTCCGATGCCAAATTCTTCAAACAACTGCGATTCGACAGAATGCGACACTTCCGCGTCTTTGCCATATTCCGTGCCCGCAACGTCAAATTTGTACTCTCGTTCTGTGCCGGGCTTGTGGAGCATCTCGCGCCACAGCGCACTTGTTGTCTGTCCCATATCACACCTCGATCAAATTAAACGCCGCGCCGCCCCACACCTCATTGTCGTCCGCCGCTTCTTCGAGTGTGCATTCCATCGACGAGCAGTAAAACGTGCTGGTTCGAACTCCATGCAAGTCAAGATACTTGACCGTGCACGTTGTTTTATTGAGGTCATCATCGAGTTTTGCCAGCTTATCGCGAGGCATAGAGCGCGTTGTATAGCTTAGTTTCCGTTTTGTGGTGATCTTGTCGCGCCGCATCTTGCCATCTTTGGTACGGGTAGTCTTGTCGCTGTCGAGATCGTTTCTGCTCCACCCATACCCCTTTGTTGCGATTGCGGACGAGTAATCCGTGCCGTTGATAATAAGGACTTCCACGTTACCCCTCCTTAGTACAGCAGCACGGGCTTACCCGCCGCGCGCGTCATGTTGTTGATGTTCTTCACGGTGCTGCGTGCGATTTCCTTACCGTCGAGCTGGATAACGACCGTTGTTGTGCCGCCGCCCGATTCTGCCATCGCCCGTTTGAATGCGTCAACCATCGTTGCAAGCGGCGTTTCGATATTCGTTCCGCTTTTCTGGTCGCCAAGCACGGCAAGAAATTCCTTGTTGGGGGGGATAACCGCGCCGCGAGCCAATGCAGGAGCGGAGATACGGCTAATTGATGGAGCTCGAGAAGGGCTTCCAAAGCCCCCGCTTCGGGTCCCAAATCCTCCGCTGCGGCCAGAATTCGATCTTGCAATAGAATTTTGAGCCTCAACGAATTTGTTGCCAAACCAGCTAACGGCATTAGCCACCCACGTTTTTACAGCCTCCCATGCGGCTTTTAAGCCGGACAAAAGGCCGTCAATAATCCTTCGACCTAACGCTTTCCAGTAATCAGCAGTAAAAAACTTCGAAACGCTGGTATTCCACCACTGTTTAATGTTCTGCCACATTTCTTTAAGCTTGGTAAGAAGTGCACTCCAATCCAGATCAGATGCAGCGGCAATAGCCGCGCCGCCAGCAATCATCATCCCAATGCCAAGTGGAAGATTTGCGCCGGAGAAACACAGAACCGCACCGATAGCGATAAGCGAGACGCCAATCGAACCCATAAGAGATTTGATTGCGGCTTTTGTCTTTTCGGGGGCTGTGTTCCAGTTCATGGCGACCGACGCCGCAATAGATGCTGCACCCGCAATCATTAACCCAATACCGAGAGGTAAGTTTGCTCCCGAAAAGCAAAGCACTGCGCCGATGGCAAGCAAGGTCATTCCGAGCGCCATCATTAAGGCCGACAATGTATTTTTTGTTTTGTCGTTTACTGCATTCCAGTTCAAGGCGACTGCCGTTCCCAGCATAGCCGCGCCTGCCAGCATAAGCCCAATGCCGAGGGGGATGTTTGCGCCAGATAAACACAAAATTGCACCAATGGCGAGGGCAAAAAGGCCCAGCACCGAAAGCACATTTGTCAGTGCAGCTCTAAGGCGGTCAGACATTGCGTTCCAGTTTTCTTTAATAAGTGTAACAAGCCCAATCGCGCCCGCCGCCATAAGTGCGATTCCGAGGGGGATATTTGCGCCGGAAAAACACAGAATTGCGCCAAGAGCTAAAAGCGCGCCGCTAAGGTATGCCGTAAGCTCGTCGATCTTTGCTTTGTACTCGTCGGTCGTAAACTGTTCAAACACGGGAGAAAGCCGATCTGCAAGCGCAGCCGCAGCGCCGCCTCCACTGCTTGATGTGGAAATCGTGTTGATCTCGTCAAAACTAGCAAGATTCCCTTTTGCTTCTTTTGCCGCCGAACCGACGCTACCGATAGCATCTGCTTCTTTATAAAGTCCTTTTGCCGCCGCTTCTGATTTTTTTGCCGTTGTTCCAAAAAGCATCGATACAATGTTTGCAATAACGCTGATAACCTTTGTAAGGATGTTCACAAGCGCTGTAAAGGCAGGAACAATTACACTTAATAGCGGTTGTGCCAAAGTGAGCAACGCGCCCTTTAAGCGTCCAATAGCTTTTGCGGCTTCGTCATTTACTTGGATGACTTTCCAGACATAATCACGAACAACGGATAATGCCCTTGTAATAAGAGTAAACACAAACGCCCTGAGAGCGAGCTTCTTTACTCGGTTAACGAAGCGGGACATGTATTCGTCGGCTTTTTTAGTCGCCTCACCCATCCCGAAAACACCGTTTTTTGTGCTGGAGATTTTTTCGGAAAGCTCCCCCGCTTTTGTCTTCATCTTATCGAGATTTGCCGTATCGGACTGAATTGAAGCGTCCATCTTCTCAACTTTAGCTGTAACGGCGTCATACTCTTTTTGCAAAGATTTCACAGTGCTTTCCTGTGCCTTGATGGAATCCGCCGTAAAAAACTCTTTGCCGCTGTGCATTGAATCAAGCGTCGCTTTTGCCGCATCGAGATTTGCCGCGATTTCTGCCGACTGCTTTGCCAGCGGCATTTTGTCTTGCTGTTTCTGGTAAATTTTATCGTTAAGCGTGTCGATTTTTTTAACCAGTTTATTCAGTTCTTTTTGAGCGTCTTTGTCGTCCAGATCCACGCTGAAAACTACCGAACCGTCCGCTGCCATAAAATCACCACCTTGCTTTTAGTTTTTTGCTGTGATATGGTAAAAGAACCGTATTTAATGGGAGGGAAATAGAATGAAAGCATTGAAAAGAACCTTGTTATTCCTTGTTGTCTTCTTTGCATCGTTTCTTTTGATCCTAATTGTAGGAGTTGCTACAACGCCAGAAGGCCAAGAAACTATGCCAGTATGGGTTGGCGTTGCCCTTCTAACAATACCTATCCCATTAGGGATTCTGGCCGTTAATAAAGCCGTACCGCAGACTTATGACGAAAAGATTAAAATCCAAACAGTAAAGTGCAAGCTACAACTTGTCGGCGGGCTTGACCTTGCAGCAGGGTCTATCTGCTCCGCCATGTGCTCCCCAGAATCTATTTCATTTTCAGCGAGCGGACAAACATTTACGCTTTCGCCAGAAAAGCTAATCGATGTGTCTGTTATGACACCGCAGGATATCCAGACCCAATACGTTTCAAGCGTCGGCGGCGCAATCGCGGGCGGTATTTTACTTGGCCCAATCGGCGCGGCGCTTGGAGGGTCAGCACAGAAGAAGAAAACGAAAATTGTCCGTCAGTACCTTATCTTTGCATATCAGGCTGATCCAGAAGTTAAATACATTGTATTTGACGTGACCTCTGCACCTCAGAACGGGAAGAAAATCAGCAAAATTTATGCGTACTTAAAGAAAAATGAAAACAAACAAGTCTCTCTTTAATTTCAACCGGCTCATTCGTGAGCCGGTTCTTTTTTCCCCAACCATGCACTAAGCGTATCCGCTTCTTCTTTCGAGACCTTTTTCGGGATATCGACCACATCTTTATTGCGTCGGTAAAATTCTCGGTCTGACTTGTCTAAGGGTTTTCCTTTCGCCTTTAGTTCTCGAATGCGGATGACTTGCGCAAAGAAGCAATCGCCAATTTCCATATAAGCAGACAAGAAAGTAAACCAGTGCGTACCGCCAGTGTTGGTATCTGGATCGTATTCGCTTTCGCGAATCTCTTTCCCAAGCACTCGGTTGACAGGGGAAACGATAAACTGAAAATCTTTCGCCCAATCAATGATCTCCGGCTCTTTCTTTTTATCATCAGGGTATTGCCCACCGTTGATAAACCAAAACAGCTGTTTGATCGCTTCGTCGTAGTCGGGAATTGAATCAAAGTCAACAAAGAAGAGACGAAGGGCGGTATAAGCTCGTTCTTCGTCGCTGAGTTCTTCATCGTCCAGAACCTCGAATATCGTCAGTATCACTCGAAAGTCATACCGAACGGCAAAGCTCTGCCCGCTGATCTCTACGCTTTTAGGAAGTCCGTAACTCATACCGCCCTCCGATTAATGCTTCTGCACTTTGTCGATGTACTTTTTGATCCTCGGATTCGTGAATTTCTGCTCACGCGAGAACGTACTGTCGATCTCATCCATAATGGCGAGCATAAAGTTGCACCATACAGGAACGCCTTCCGCCAAGGCGTAAACATTCCTGTCGCCGAAAAGGTCGTCTGCAATGGGTGCATCAAAGACAGAATTGATAATGTCCCGCATTTCGCGGTCTCTCTCTCGGGCAAAAGCAAAAATCTGCTTTTTATCACCCATCTTTTCGATCTGCGCCTTATATCCATCCTGCTTTTTGTCAAGGTCTTCAAAAGCAAGATACAGCTTTTCGACAAAATTGCTGTCGGTAGGGTTGAATGACACTTGGCACTTCCCGTTTACGGTATAAGTTACAAGGCCGTCGTCAAAATTAAGTTCCCGCATGATGCCCTCCTATTTATTCGCCCTCGGTAAAAGTGACCGTGCTGCCGGAAATAGCGGCAGTGCCGATGGTGCGCGTGCCGCCGAGCGTCACGTCGATAGGCATACCGATAAAGCCGCCGCCCTCGCCGCCGAGGGAAGAGGGCTTGACCATACAGGACGAATAGCGCTCCGCAAATACTGCGGTCTTTGCCGTGCCTGCATAGGCGTGGACAATCAGCACGTCCTGATTCGCCAGCGCCGCCGCGTTCTGCTCCTTGACCGCGAGATTCCAAACCTTGACGATGGCAGGGTCGCCAGCGTCCAGATCAGACGGGTCAAATGTCTGCGTGATGATGGGTTTCTTCATGGTCGTGCGCGTCGTGCCAAGAATATCCTTCGAGGAATCCTCCTGCCAGTCGTATTCCATGCTGGAATCTGTGACGCGCGTACCGAGGGGAGACCACGTGGGGGTTCCGGCTTCGCCCGTATTGAGATACGCGATCAGAAGTTCGCGGTCTACGGTCTGCCCCGCCGGAGTGTTAAATGTCGTATCAGCCATTTTTAATCACCTCGTAGTTCATTTTCATAAGGATTTGGTGATCCTCGTCGCCGTTCTCATACATGGCGAAAAGAGAGGATCGCGTTGTAGGCTCAATACGGATGACGCGGCGACTGTCGCCAATGTCAGGCGGCGTTTCGCTTGCTGCCCAATCGCCCAAGGCGTTAAGCAGCTCGTCAGCCTTGAGCCGTTTGTCGTTGCTATTCCCCGGTTTCATGCGGTAAATGACCTTGAATTGGTATTCCGCCTGATACCCGCCGAGAATGTATTTCTTGACGATATACGCCGCCTGAATCGTAGACAGCGCCATTGCCGGAGTATCAGCGGGAAGAAATTCGAATCGAATCAAATCAACCGGCTTATCCGGGAACGTGTTTAACCACGCAAGCAGCTTGCGGGAGACCTGATCTTCCTCCGCCGCCGAAACCGTCTTTTTAACCTGTTCCAAATTTCTTCACCGCCTTATCTGCTACGCGCACCCACTTATCAAGGTTTTGCGCCTTAGATGCTTCAAACCAATGCGATTGTGCTTGTGGATTGACATCCGTCCTGAACACCAAATTCCGATCTGTCGTTACCTTGTGCTCGCCTTTTCGCACCCAAGAGCTGCCGGTTTCAGGGTCTACCATCAGCTTACCGTTATAGAGGTATCGGGCATAAGGCCCAGGATATACAATGCTGTTTCCGATAACTCTCGTCCTGTTCATAAGCCCTGCGGCAGCCCCAGAGGACGGCACAAATGGACGCGTGTCTGTCTCCACCTGTACCGCAACTTCGTGTTCTGCCTTTGTACAAGCCCTTGCAGCGGCTTCTTTCACCGCATCCATGCCGGAAGTGTCAACGGTAAATTTCAGTACCATGTTATTTACCACCGCACTCAAAATGCTGCATATCCGGGCTTCCGTAGTCCATCATGTCAACTTTGGTGAGGTTGTAGCAGTCATCGTGGCTCAGAACGACGGTCATGTTGTCCGACACGAATTCGCCCTTTACAAAGCACGTCATGCCACCGTTACCCTTGTATGAGAGCGTCCATAGGTTAGACTTGTCCGCCGCTTTGAAAAACGATTGTGGGCCGATGTAATTTTTCGGCTTACCTGTTACCCCGTCCACCGCTACCACAGAGAACGGGATATACAGGTTGACCGCATCCGCCCCTTCAAGGCCGCTTTCCCGCACGTTGACACCCTTTGACGCTTGCAGCATGACCCCGCGCAGGATCGTGGTATAGACTTTCTCGACCTCATCAAGAGTTGTCGGGTCGATCTCCTGCACGATGTTGTAGATCGTTACAGTGTGGGGAGCGTACATCTATACACACCTCCGCGATACAGCAGCCCAGTATGGGCAAGGTATTCCATGCACGTTTCTGCCAGCAGTTTCTTTGCCCCGTCCGTCGCATTGAGGGCAGACAAAGCAGATTCCCCGCCTGTTGCAAACGTTCTGGAGTGACTGCCTACCGTTTCGCTTTTTACTTCCGCATCATTTGCCGCGGCATTGGCAAGATTTTTCATTGCCAGTGCTTGTGCGGCTTCGATAACCGCGTACTTATCCACCAACGCGCAGCAGCACATCTTCACTGCGTCCAGATCGGCATGGTCTTTTGCCATGTTGCGCGTGTAGTAGTCGAGGAAGGAGCTGGCACGGACAACAAGACGCGGAAAGTCGTTTTTGCTCACGGCGCCCATATAGGTACCGGTGTAGTATGTATAATCAGCGTATGTCATACGGGTCAGCTCCTTTCAGATTAAGAAACGGTAACAGTGGCAGTGCCGGTCTTCGTGCTGTCCTGCTTGGACTTGGCCGTAACGGTGATACTGGTCTTAGTCTCAGCGGAGTCGATAGTCAGCAAGCCGTCTTCGCTGATCTTGGACTTCGTGCCATTCTGGCTCCACTCGACCTCGCCGTTGATAATGCCCTCGCCGGTAACAGCAGCAGTAAACGACTTGCTGTCGCCCTTTGCCATCGTCGCGGTAGCGGGCGAGACGGTAACAGTAGAGATGTCGCCGCCCTTGCCGTAAACAGAGAACGGGAACGGATTTGCCTTTTCCGCGTTGTAGGCGTTGATGGGGTTCGCGATCTCCCAGCCGAGACGCATGACTGCGCGCAGCGCCACCATATCGTTCTGCATGAGGTTGTAGGTGATAGCCTTCGTGGTGGGATCCTGAATAACGCCCTCGGTGAAGATCTTGAAGGTCATGTCCTGACGAATGGCATAGACAAGCTGGCTCCAATCGCCGACGATCATCTGAGCCTGGGCGGGGTCAAACGCACCGTTCATGGGGAAGTACATATCCATGCCGTCCAGACCGTAGCGGGTAGCGCCCTGCATATCGGTCTTGAAAATAGGCTGGCCGGAAGTGTCGCGGAGACCGCGCAGCTTACCGCGCATCTGGATAGCGGACATAACGCCATTGGGGTTGAAGCCGTCCAACTCGACCTTAGAGATTAGACCGCCATCGCCCATCACATCGGCGTAGATGTCAGAACTGATAGGCACGCCGTTACCGGCAGCGATGGCAGCGGGAACAACGCCGGTGCGCCAAGTGCTGGGCTTGTTGGTGCCGAACAGGATAGCGGCGTCGATGACCTTGCCGAAAGCCTCGGTCAGGCGCGGCTTAACTTCGCCCCAAATGTCATAGTCCGCATCGTCGAGTGCCGCCTCGGGAATGGGGACAATGACTGCGATCTCCTCGGCGTACAGTTTCTTCTTGTCCCACGCCATCTTGGTGGTCTGCTTGAATGCCTCACCTGCGCCGCCGTCAGTGGCTTCGCCATTGACAAAATACGCAGAGGGGAGCGCGTCAAGCACGTTGATGGTCTGCGTCTTGCTGGACATATTCGCCAGACGACGGCCCATGCGCAGGACAGCGGATTCCGCGATAGCGCCCTGCATGATCTCGCGGGTTACGGGTTCCGGAATAAGTCCGGAAAGTGCGGAACGATCAATAGTTGCCATGTTGTAATCTCCTTTTCGTTACTTGAGTGCGCCGCGGATCAGATTGTTCATCGCGGCATTATTTGCATTCGGTTTGTCGCCGCCGCCCACAGGAGCCGTCCAGTCAAACTTGACTTTCTGACGATTTTCCGTGAGCTTATCAACGGCCTGCTCAAAAGTGGTCTTGTCGTCCATCATCCTGAGAGCCTTAAACGCGATAAACTCCGCTTCCTCGCCGGTTAGCCCCTTGGAAAGCACATACTTCTCGCGCTTGAGCTGCTGAACTTCGGCCTGCGCTGCGGTCAGGGCGGACTTGTTATCCGCAAACTCCTTTTCGCGCTTTGCCTGCCGCTCCTGCTCGGTCTGCTGACTGTCTTTCCATGTGCGATACGCGGTCATCTCGTCCTCGCTGGGGTACTTTCTCCGTTCCCGGTCAAGCCTCGCCTGAATCATCTTGTCAACATCAGCCTGAGTGAACGTCTTTTCCTGCTCTTGCGCAGTCGTTCCCGTGCTCTGCACGGTGGTTTCTTCTGCCATAAAAATCTCCTTGTTTAACGACCTGTCGGTCAGTGTTGATAAAACAAAAGAGCCAACCTGTAAGCGTTCCTTACAAGTTGGCTCCTATTGCCCTTTCCCGCGCCCTATTGCGCGGGAGTGCTATATTTAATTGTTTTCTTCACCTCTAAGACAATGTACCCATCGCCTTTTCGTCGTATCTCTGCATCGTTGCCGCGCTTTAGAATAGCTTGCACGGCCTTGATGGCTTCGTCAAAGTTCAATATTGCATCTTCGTCCTTTCCCACTGTTCAGGCAGCCCCGCAGCCTCGCTGAACGCCTTGTATTTCGCGTTTAACCGCCGTAGCCGTATGTTTACCGCCCGTTCTTTTTCCGTCAATCCTGCGGCCTTGTAAGCGGCTTTCTCGCGCTTTAGATTACGGATTGTCCGCTCTACGCGCCGTTGCATCTGTGTTGCTTCGTATGCGGTGTATGTTTTCCCCTCAAAAGTGCAGCCGAGCCCATCGTCGATATGCTCAAGCTGCTTATCGGTATAGGTGCGCTCCATAACTCCTTCAACAAACGCCGACCAGCTATGCCGACAATTTGCTCCAAGAATACCGGTCACATCTCCAATGCCGCATGTGCTTTCAAAATCTGGATATTCCCCTTTTGACGCGTCGGGGTATTTCTTTGTAAATTCAGCCCATCGATACAGTTTGCCTTGCCATTTTTTGTGGTTTTCCCACCCTTTAGGCCCATCGATATCACGCGCTCCGGCGTGCGCCTCTACTTGCACAAGGTCGGTTTGCAAAAAGTCCATAGACTGTTCCGAGTATTTACGGTTTAGCTGATTTACCGCCGTCATAACCGCGCGGCGGGCAGCCACATCGATCTGGTCGCGGTGTCCGCTCTCATAATCCACGACTTTTAGGCCGCTTTGCGCCAACTGACGCACCGCCGATTTGATAGCCTGATTGTAGCTGATAGCGCCGCTCTGGATTTGCATTGTAGCGTTATCCAGCGCCCATTGGTATGCTTTGGCAGGTGACAGCATTGTGCGCCCAGCGTCCACTAAAAAGCCCATTGATCGCGTTATATTGCGCATTGTTTGCTTTGTCTGCTCGTATATTGCCCAAGTATCTTCTACGCTTACCAGCGTTTCCGGCTGCGTGATGTGCGCAAGGTCAATAAGCTCGGTGTAATACTTCTGGTTGCGTTCCACAACATCGTCAAGCAGCTCATTCAACTTCGTTTCACTGATACCGGAAGTTTTGCGAATTGCTTTCTCAATCTCTTTTAGGTCGATGCCATGTGAGCGAAGCACGCGAATGTCTTGCACGGTTACTTCGTTCAGTTGGTCTGACGCTTTGAGACGGGAGCAGATTTCTTCCAGCAGCGTGATTTCAAGCGCACGGAACAATTCTGTCAATTCTTCCGGCATTGCGTCAAGCAGGTCTGGGCTAAAAGGGTAAGGCCGCATACGCCGTCACCTCACTCAATCTCTTCTTCCGGCTCTTTTGTCATGGCCTGCATCTTCGGAAGCTCCGCCTTTGCGGTTTCCTCGTCCTCGTTTTTGTACGTCATGCGCATTTCATAATCGTTGAGGATCCCAGCAGACAAAAGCTGCATATCGCGCGCAAACTCAGCGTCTTTGTCCTGGAAAATACTGTCGTCAAAATCAATACTAATTTCAATATTTTCATCCAGTCCGGCGTTCATGGTCGTATTGCCCAGTCGGAGGAGAACCCTACAAAGTTCAACAAGCACCTGCTCCAAGATGATCTGGTGCTTTCCTCGCGTCTTTGCAAGCTCACTGTGCGTACTGATAACCTGCGTCGCAGTCGCCATTACGGCTTGGTCGATCTGATAAAAGTTCGTGCCAAAGCCGCACTTGCTCCCCAAGATATTAAGCGCGAACTGAACCCCGACACTTAACTTATCGGAGTTAAGTGTCATGTCGATTGGCTGAATAACCGCCCCATCGCTTACATCTTCTGGCATAACGTAGTACACAAGATCGTTTTCATCAAACGCCGGTGTACCATCAAGAAATTTACTCGCCGCAGGCTTAACCATAATGCGTTTTTTGCCCATCACGAACTCATTGATGTAAGCATCATAGGCAATATCGGCACCTTCGAGTGCATCGATAGCATTGGCATAAACCGAAATGCCGGTTGGAAGCAAATAGTTGAAGTTATTCGCAATGTTAAGTCGGTCAATGACAAATTGACGCTTATCGCTTCCGGTATGTACAACAGGGGGGATGCGCTCAAAGCCCTTAACATTGGTCAGTGCTTCGTCTGCAAGTTGCTCATTATCATACCGATAAATGCGGTTCTCAATGACGTATTCGCCGCCATCCTCTTTTCTATGGATTTGCAGATAGAGGTAATCGCGCCCGCCCCTTGTAATTACAGAGGAAAACGCGCACTCGCTGATATATCCGTTCTGCCATGCCAGCGGGTAGATATTTTCGATAGTCACATAGTCCAGCACAATGCCGGATGTATTGCCGGGTACGATCTCGCCGTTCTCGTTGACCTCCTGCCCCACTACGCGGGGAATGTATGCCACCGTGCCAAGCGCAGACTTCATTTCCTGCATCTCATTCGCCTTAACAGCAAAATTGTTCTCCGTCAAGATGCGGTCAATAAATTCCTGCTCCTTATTCCCTTCAAGCGTTATCTGCACTTTTTCGTTCATGAGCAGATTCGCCCAATCCTCGCACAGTTTCTTTCCCATTCCAAGGGAATACCGCTTGCAGTTGACCATGCTTTCACCGTTACGGACGCGGTAATTGTGGAAGCCCTTTACATTTCCCTGATACCAGCTTTTCCACTCCGCAACCTTGCTGTAAAACGATTCGGGGATCGTGGTATAGCCAAGCTCGTTAAGTTTTAAGATAACTGCATTGCTCATGCGATAACTCCCATCCGGCGAGAAATCCGCTCTAAAGCGTATCTTGTGGCATCAATCAAATGGTTATTTGCATCAGGATACCCGCTGATGATGTCGCCGTCTTTATTCCGTTCGTATTCGTAATTTACAAACTCTTTATACGCGTTTGGTGTCCGGCGGCGGTCAATGACGATCTTGCGCCTCTGTAGCCACTTCATGCCGTAGTCCACGGAGCCGGGGCCTTTGATAGCCTCCTTTGCCGGAAGGCCAAGCGCCCGATAATCCGCAGTGCTCTTCGGCTCTGCGCTGTCACACGTGATGTACGCGTCGCCATATCCGCACCCTTTGATAATTCCGCCGCTCTCCTCGTTTGTCAGCTTATTTTTATAAATCTCGTCAATAAAGTAGATTGTCTCCCGCGCCCGGTCGTAGTGTAGCCGGATAAACGCAAATGGATCTGGATACCATCCCCAGTCAACACCTTGGTATATCTGGTCGAAGCTCCCGATCTCCTTGTCCGTAATCTCTCGCAGCTCCAAATTTTCAAACACATTTCCACCCGTGCCGACCGGAATGCCAAGATACTCGTGCTGATATGCACGCTCGTCTGTCTCTTTGAGGTGTTCCGCTTCTGCAAGAAACTGTTCTCCCAGCCATTCAGGCGGTGCTTGCAGATATGTCGACTTGTGGCACAAGCGGTCATCCCGTTCTTCCAAGCTATCCTTGTTTGCCCAGTTGTCGCGCGAAATTGGTGGGTTATAGCTTTCAAAATTCCAAAACACCGAGCCGCCGCGCATGGTCGACTGCAAAATGTTTCGGATTTCTGCGCGTCCGGCAAACTGGTCTTTTTCTTCAAAGTGCGTTACGGCAATGTAGCCAAACGGCACCTTGATAGACTTGATCTTCATGGGATCGTCAGCACCCCGAAACATGATCTTCTGCCCGGTAGGCTTGTATATCAGCTCCATCGGGGAGACTTTAGCTTCCCAGTACGCCGCCATACCCAATTCGCCGATTGCCCAAATATACTGGGCATAAACGCTATCGCGGATCGTGTTTGCTACCTTGCGCAGCACAAGCGCATGCGTTCCCGGATTGCCAACCAGCAGAAGCGGGACGATAATTGATACTGTGGAGGATTTCAGCGATCCGCGCCCGCCGCTAAAATCGTAATGCGTGTGACCATGATGGAAAATGTCATGCGCAATGTCATAAAAAGCAGGCCCGATCTTTTCTGACAAGAGGATATCAGACATCGATAATCACCTTAACGACGGAATCAGCGGCAGAATTGTCTTGCTTGTCAAACACGCCAGTATGCTTTGCAAGCATTTCGAGCGCCTTTAGCTTGTTCGCATATTTCAGGTCGCTTTCCGTGCAATCAGACGCAGGCTTGTCCGCGATTTCTTTTAGCTTTTCAATCACATAGTCCTGCGTTACTTCCGTCCGCTTCTGCCTTTCCGCCTTTGCTTTTTGGATAGCAGCTGAAACGTTACCATTCGTAACTAACTGCCTACCTTTCTCAGCGTTCTTATACCCTGCTCTCGCGGCGGCTTGAGTGGCATTTAAGTCCACAAGATACTCTTGCACAAACCGCTCTTGTTTTGCTGTTAATGGCACTCATCACCACCTCTTTTGTCGTAGTTTTTTCTCTCCAATGGCGCGCGGGGCGCGCCCGCCCTCTCTTTTTTTATTTTTTCTTTTCTCTTCTTTTGGTGGATTATAGGGGGAGAGATAATAAAGGGGTTTAAGGGGAAAAAGAAGAGAGGGGGAAGAAAGGGGAGATTTTCTTCTCTTTTCTTCGCCCGCAACTCGCCGCGATCTGCCGCAAGTTTCCTCGAATTGCGGCTCGCTGTCGTGCTGCGGTCTAATTCCATCCGCCCGTCACAGTCCATTGCCGCTTTGATACGCCGATAAGCGTTGTCAAATTATTTTTGCTACCAGCCCCCGCCCCTTGGCCTTACATAGCAGACTTTACCCGCCCCGATGGGCTACAACGCCGCACTCAGGGCAGCGGCCATCCTCTTTTGGCACAAGCGGCAGGGGTCGAACCTGCATATCTGGGAGTCAAAGTCCCATGCCTTACCATTTGGCTACGCCTGCGTATGTCCCCGCTGGGGCACATCGTTGAGAAGTGCGCGGGGTCCTGTGCCGCATGAGAGGTGCGGCCTCTCGGCCCTGATCGTGGGCTGCATCATGCGTGCGGCAGATCGCGGGGGGCGGTGTGAAAAGATAAAAAGCACCGCGCCCCGCTATGGCGCAGGAGGTAAACGCCATAAATGAGAGAACCGCAAAGGCTTTTGCACCTCTGCGATTCTATTATCTCATAAGCAAATGGCTTTTTAAGGCCAACTTTTAATCATCGAGCAGCCCGTAGTTCCGCGCGACGCACTTAATAAAATCCGTATGCCATCGTCTCGCCGTCCGGTCGGAACAGTTAACCGCCATCGCCGCACCTTCGAGCGTGTGGGTCTTGTCCCAAAACACAAGGCGGATAAACTTTAAGCGCTCTTCGCCGTCTTGCATTGACTTTGTTTCGCTCACCGCTTTTCGCACAGCGTTGTTTTCTAATAAAGACACTCCGTGCAACTCCTGCTCTCGATTGGGGGTATAGCGGCGGATAATTGCTTTTACATAGCCCCACCAGCTGTAACGAGGTTTACTCATGGCGTGCCACCTTCCTTTTCACCCACACCCACAGATTCCGCCACGGGTGGGATTCTGCGTAATTGGCGCGCTGCTCGGCGTTGCTCCATTGCTGATGCATATAATCACGTTCTTCTTCAACTTGTCGGCAGCCCACCGTCATTCTCGATACCTCTGCATTTGCCCGCCCAAGCGCCGCCTCAGTGTCAGCAAGCTTATTTCGCAGCGTATCCAAGTCCGCTTTCAGGTTCGCGATCTCGTTTGCCTTGTTGATGACCTCGCCGGTCATCTGGTCAAGCCGCTCGGTCAGCGTGCCGATCTCTCCACGCAGCTTTTCATTTTCCTCGGCCAGTTTTACGCCGTCCTTAAAATGTGCCGCCGCCTCAGCTTCCGCTGCCCCCTGCTTTTCCTGTGCTTCCTCCACCATTTTCGCCATCTGGTCTTTGGTGTACTTCTTGATGTTGATGCTCATAATTTGGCTCCTCCCATTTTCATTTGTTCCCCGCGTCCCCGGTCGCTCACGATGCTCACGACCTTGCAGTCGCCGTATCGCTCGATATCCATGGCGATACGATCCTTGATGCCCTGCGCGTCGGAGGCGGGGACGTTGGCTTTAATCGTGATCGTCAGCATATACGTACGACCTTCTTGCCGTCCATCTTCACGCCGCAGTTGGGGCAGTACGGCTTGCGATAAGTTCGTTCTCTGCCGCTGTCGCAGATAGCAACAACCTCACCACAGTTTGTGCAATACCAATCGCCATCCGCATCTTGTTCCCACCGACCATGCACCACCGGGGCAACATCAGCGGCCGGAATGTTCTTGATGGATTCGATGCTACTGGCAAGGCATCCATCTTGCATGAGTTTAAGCAACGCATCTTCCCTCTTGATGTATTCAGCCATTGCCAAGAGTCCTCATCACATACGCCACGCAGTTCTCAGGGTCATTTCCACAGAGACATGGCGCATATACGCACGAATCACAAATTGTAAACATCTCAGTTAGTGTCATTGTCAGCCCTCCTGTTCCATGCTTCGATCTTGTTTGCCCTAATCACAAAACCAGAAAGAACGCACCCGTTATACCAATGCTTCCATTCTCCGCAGTTTGGAGTTCTTACAATCTCACCCATCGGCTTAGCTTCCGCCCCGCAGAAGGGGCATGGTTTCAGGTCAGCCAATGTGACGCCGCCTCCTTTGCTTCCTCCTGACTAAGAAAAACAACGCTCCCGAAGTTGCTTAGTCTCTCATAGTCTCCGCCATGTCTTCCCTCCAGATAAACTGCATCCGCCATGACGTGTAGCGGAATTACGGGCTCCGTGTCCGCAGCCCACACCGTATCGCCGATTTTGCACGGTCGGATGACAATTTGATGGTTTCTGTCGGCCTCGGCCAGCTCACGTAGGCGGTCATAGCTGCCGATGCTGTTAAGAACTCGCATCATGGCGTTCCATTCACCCCATAAGCTGCGCACCTCTTCCGGCGTCAGCCCCGTTTCCTCGTAGGCTGCAAGACGCTCCACACACGTCTGTCTGTACGCGCTTTTTGCCACACGGTCATTGCAATCATTGCCACTGTAACAACCTGCCGGATAATTGTAATCCGCTGCGCCGCTTGCGAGATATTTTGTCAATCTCTCCATCACTCCACCTCCTGCATCTTACTAATCACTTTTCGGATCACGTCGCCACCGTAAGCGTCTTTTGTCAGCTCCAAAAATTCCGTCAGCGTCATCATGCCGTGCTCGAGGTCGACGCCGTAGTCTCGGGCAAACTGCTTTCGCCCCATGTCACACGATCCGGTCAAGCGATGATGCCAGTCGTAAAAATACTGCGTCGGATACGTTTTTTCACGGTCTGTCTCTCGCAGGAACGCATCTATACGCTCGTCTTCCGGCATATCCTCGAAAAGCTTGTCTCGCAACGCCTCCATTGCTTCGCGCAGCGTTTCGCCATGCGCGAAAATGTTGTCCTGCTTGACGATGTAGCACGGCGTGAGCGTCAAATCGCCGTTCAAGATTGCCCCGTGCGCAGTGTTGCCGCGCACGGAACGAATCAGCGTATTGACACCGTCAATTCGATAAACCGTTTTCCGGTTGAAACTCTTAATTCCGGAGCCGTAGCCGGAGCCGTCGCCTGAGCCGTAGCCGTAGCCGTAGCCGGAGCCGGAGCCGTAGCCGGAGCCGGAGCCGTAGCCGTCGCCGTAGCCGTAGCC